AGGAACGATCTCGGACAGCGTCATCGCATAGGTCTGCGCCGCCTCGCGACAGACCTGCATGTCGGTGATCTGATCATCGTTCGGCTTGAGATATTCGAACGCGCTCTCGTGCAGCTTCGTCATGCGTGCCCCTTTATGTCCTCGTCATCGAACAGATCGAGCGCGGAGAAACCACCCTGCGCATCGGCCATGGCGTTGAGATGAATGGCGATGGTGCGCAGATGATCGGCACTCTGGATGCCGGTCACCGTCCGCAAATTGACCTCGCCATTATCAACCGGCATGGCAACAACGAGCACGAACTCGAACGACGCATCCTTGTACATGCCGGCGAGCGCGTTGTGGATGCCATTGGCGAGCAGCGACAAGCGCTCGTCCGGGGCTATCGTGATCGTCATAGCTGTATCCTCCCGGGCCGGCGGACCTGCACCTCGTCTGGAGGAGGAATGACCCAGCCGGTCTGGACGCGCTCTCGCACCTTTATCACCGGGAGCATCTTCCACGCCAGAGCGCTGTAGCGGAAACTGTCAGCATAGTGCGTCGTCCAGTTACGCTTCTCTTCCTGCTTGAAGGCCTTCAGCTCGCGGTCCCACTCGCGGCAATACTGTTCGAGCGCCGCAATACCAATCTCCTCGCACCTCGGATGAAAGATGGCGAGCGGCAGCGTGCGCCGGGCAGCCTCGATGCCATCAAGCTTGCTCAGGTTGGGCACAAGGATCGGATTGAGCCCGTTGTCCTTCATACTCTCAACGCGCGTGCGACCCGAGCCCCATTCCTTCACCTTAGCATCATGCGGCACGTAATCGTTGCCGTCTGGCCAGCCATGCAGCGCACGCTTCTGCTCGACCACACCCGCATAGTGCTCGACGCCAACCGTGCTCGCACCGTAGACATCGAGATAGAGGATCTGCGCACCGCGCATCTGAAAGAACCAGATCGCAGTGTCGTCGCGCATGCCGATGTCCCACGCACGATGCACTGGCAGACCGGGATCATGCTCAACGTCGATGATGCGCTTCTCACGGCGCACGTCCATCATTTCGAGCGCGAAGTAGGCGCCAAGGATCGCAGCGTTGAAATTGCAATTGTACTCCTGATCGAACTGCGCCGAGCCAACGTCGCGACCGAACAGCGAGATGTATTCAGCTAGCGCTTCGTCGAGCTGCTCCTGTGAGCGGGCGCCAGTGTCACGCGCAGTAAGCAGCGAAACAAACCAGCGAGGATTTTGTAATGCCATGTCGTACATTGTCTTTGCATGGTTGCGTCCCCTTGGTGTGGTGATGAACAGCGCGAAGCCGTTGTTCTCCTCGAGGATCGGACGGTGATAGCCCCACGCTCCGGGATGCGAGAGCGCCCACTCGCTGTATGTGATGCCGGCAATCGCCGAGCCGACGGTGCTGTCGTATCGATCACTGCCGACGACCTGCCACGTCGAACCGTTGTGGAAGCGGATGAACATCTCATTATCATTGGTGTTGGCACGCAGATACTTCGGGAACGCCTCATCGATGCGACGTACGCCAGTATGTGCGTTGACAGCGGTCCAGATCGCCTTGCGGCCTTGCTCGTACTCGGGAAGGCAGTGCCAGTAATTGCCGATGCGCTCGTGCGCGGCGCACGCAGTGAAGTGAAGCGCGACATCGTCCTTGCCTGCGCGGCGATGCCAGATCGCCATCGCGCGCTTGCCACCATCAATCAGATAATAGAACAGCGGCTCCTGATACGAGCGCGGCCGCCACCTATTCGGAAGTCGGATGTCTGCCATTGCCGTTGATCGCATGGCCAAGCGGTTTGCGCTCATGCTCGATCGTCAATGGCAACGGCTCGAAGCGACGGATCACTTCGACGGTGATCTTCGTGTCGGCCGCGTTCACATCGACTTGCAACGGAATGATCTTCGCAAGCGCAGGCACGAACACCTGCGGATGCGAAAGTGCGACGGCTCGCAGATAATCATGCAAGCCGTCATCGCCTCCACCACCTGCACTGTTCGCCGCGCGCAGGAACGCTTCCTTCAACAGCAGCGTCGGCGCAGTCGGGCCTTTAGGCCTGCCCTTTGGGTTGCGGATCTCACCCTTCTTGATCGAAGTACGATTTGCCTTGCCCATGCACTTGCTCACGCTCTTTCTGATTTGGCACGTTTACCAAGCTAGGGCCGAAGGCGCCAGTGTCCCACATCGTCAGGCTGAAAACACCGGCAGTCGCAAGCCGGGTGAGATCACTCAGCTCGAAGCCTTTCAACCAGTGACGCAGGAATTCGACCGAGCAGTCATCGGTGAACCAGACCTCCCATTGCGCGCGGCCATCATCATCGCGCACACCAAAAATCATGCGCGACTTTCCACCAGCGCGCTGCAGTTCGTCATGCCACGCGATTTGCGCCGGGCGAATGCGCGACGGGCGCAGCACGCGCCCTTCCGTGGACAACTCATAGACGGGCATTTCCTCACCGGATGACAGGTCAGGACGCACCACATACTTGCGCACGTTTGACCCGCCAGCCGCGATCAGCTTCGCCATCTTGAACTCTTCAGGACGCACCACATACTTGCGCACGTTGGATCCGCCAACAGCGATCAGCTTCGCCATCTTGAACTCGACCGCGATCGTCTCCCGCGTGAACCGGTTCATGGCGAGCGCGTCAGCCGCACCGTGCGTCGAGCCCAGCGCGGGCTCGATCTTCGACACCCAGCGATCTCGACCCACGCCGCTCTTCTTCGGCCCGCCCTTTACACGCTCATGCTCCAACAGGTTCGAAAACACGTAAGTGGCAAGGTTTCGTTCAGTTCTCATTTTGACCCTCCAAATTTAACACACGAAAACCCTACCCCACCAGCAGGGGGGTAGGATAGGTGGAACTTTGGAAAAACGCTGAAAATTCAACGAACTGAAAAGGTCAAAAGTCAGGCTCTTGACGAAAAACGGTATATACCTTTTTTTCTTACCTCCTCCTCCTCCTCCTCTATATTTGGGGGTGATGGATTTCGTTAAGAGACATGCCTTTTGACCTTTTCGATCTTCACCTCTCCTGCAGCCGCAGCAGCTCCACACCATGCTTGGGGCAGCGCAGCCGGCCGACGTCCATCTGGTCGATCCGTACCTTCGCCACGAAGCCGCACTGCGGGCACGCCATGTTGGTCATCCTCGGCGTCTTCTGCACACGGAAATCCACCGCATGGCCGTGCACGTAGCGTCCCGCCGGGAGAGGCCCGAGCTTCGCAAGCAGGTCACCCCAGATGGTGCGGAAGCGCGCGCCTTCAGTCGTGGCCGTCATTCTGCCTTCGAGCCCGAGCGCGGTCGCCAGCCGCCGGAACTCCGGGCCATGCTTCGCCTCGTGCGGCAGCGCCGCATGGCAAAGCTCGTGCACGAGAATGCCGGCGACACGCACCGGATCGGTCTCGGCCGACGTGACCCAGATCTCGCGCCCGCCGTCCTCCACCACCGCGTCGGACCAGCACAGGCCGATCGCCTTCATCTTGCGGTGCGGCGGGCAGATCGCGGCGCGCACGTTCGGCGGCAAGGGCTTGCCGTTGAAGGCGAATGCGGCCTGCGTCGCATCGACGAACCTGTTCAGCCACTGCTCGCGCGTGAGCTGGCCAGCCTTCGCCTTCAATGTCTTGACAAGTGCGGTCTTCATTTTGGTTCTCCGTTGGTTCCTGATTTGACGTCGTGAACGCTCATTTCCTGGAGGGCGGGCGAGACCCCCCTATGGCGGGGGAGGGGGTCTCGCCCGCGGAAAGTCCAGACCCCCTGTCACGACGAAGGTGGGTCTGGACTTTTTCGCTCAGCGCACGAACACCAGCGTGCTCATCGCGCGGGTGATGGCCACGTAGGCGAGGTTCTGCTCCTGCAGCTGCTGCCACGGCAGCCGCGCCGCCTTGGACGGGCAGCGCGCCGCATGCTCCAGCAGCAGCACGCGCTGCCACTCGCGCCCCTTCGAGCGATGGTAGGTGGCCAGCACGATCACGTTGGTGCCGACGTCGTCGCCGAACAGCGCCTCGATGAACGTCACCACGTCCTCGACGGTCTGCTTGCCCTGCAGCTGCACCGCCGTGCAGATCTCGCGCAGCGTGGCGACCTTGTCGGCGACTTCCTGCGCCTTCTGCTCGGAGCCCTTGGCGAGCGCCTTCTGCATCTCGCGCGCCTCGTAGTCCTCCAGCTTCACCAGCAGCTGCTCAACCAGCTCGACCTTCCAGAGCCGCGCCAGCTTGGTGAGCCCGATACCGATCGCGCGCCCCTCGACCTTGCACGCCTTGCCGGCGCGGATCAGCGCGTAGGCGGTCGAGATCAGCGGCGCCGTGTTGCGGCAGAGGATCGCATCACCGGCGCAAAGGTCCGCCGGGAAGTCCTCGACGTGGAGCACCTCGCCTTCGGGCGCTTCTGCCGCGGCCTCATAATCGGGCACGATCGTCTGCGCCAGCGCCACGACCGCCTTGGGGCAGCGGAACGTGACGGTGAGCGGAAACACCTCCGCGCCAAGCACCTCGACCATGTTCGCCATGGCGTTGGTGTCGGCGCCCGAGAAGCCGTAGATCGCCTGCCGGCCGTCGCCGATGATGTGCAGGAAACCCCCCGGCGAGACGAACTTGCGCACCAGCGCGAAGCGCGCGCGCGAGATGTCCTGCGCCTCGTCAACGATGACCACGTCGCGTGTGAACTTCACGCGCAGGTTCTTCACCAGCGGGAACAGCACCATGTCGTCGAAATCGACGATGCTGGTGAGCTGCAGTGAGATCTTGTAGAGCACCTGCGCGGCGGAGATCACCGCCTCCATGGCGTCGGTCTCGTCGAGCCCGTTGACATCGTAGTGGTCCGCCAGATCGGACCATACCTGCACCGAGCCGATCGGCATGTCGTCGAAGAAGCCAACGCCGGCCTGCTTGCCGAGCGAGACCAGCTGCATCACCTGCGCACCATACTGGCGCAGCACCCATGTCGGGATCGCATTGCCGTACGGCGAAGGCTTGCCATCCGCATCGGCGCCATCGACGATCGTGCGCATGATGTCGCGCACCTTGTTGGCATCGACCTTCGGGGTGCGGAACGCGAAGCGCACCAGACCCCAACCCATTGCGTGCGCGGTCGCCGCCCCAACCGTCTTCCAGTCGTCATGGCCGTTGCGCTTGAGTTTGGCGCCAACCTCGTCGGCGATCGCCTTGTTGTAGGCGCACACCGTGACCGACAGATCCGGGCGCGCGGCGCGCACCGCATCGACCGCATGCAGGATGGTGGTGGTCTTGCCCGTGCCGGCGCGCGCCGCGAGCGCAAGGTTGCCGCTGCAGGCTGCGACCGCGTCGATGAAGGCCTGCTGCTGGATGGTGGGTGCGCTCATGATGGTTCTCCGGGTTGCGCCAGCGCCTGCTGGCCAGCTCTTGTCTCATGCTCAAAGGGTAAAGGCAAGGCCTTTAATCGTTGGAAAGGCCTTTTTTCGAGCCTCTGGGGAGGTCACTGGTGCGCTGTTTTTTCCCGGGCATCCACCTAGCGGGCACCCCGGAATAGCGCATGGGCGGCCACCCCGGCGCGTCAGATCCGCACCCAGAGGTCGCCATCGCGCTTGTGCGT